ACAAAGGTTGAACTTACAACAAAGAAGATTCGTCTTGATTGGGAAGTCTCAACAGAAGCACTTGAGGATAACCTTGAGGGTGGAGCTCTTGAAGACCACCTAGTTCGTCTTATGACAACTGCTTTTGCTAACGACATTGAAGATCTTGCTATCAACGGTGACGGTTCAACAGGTGCATTCCTTTCAATCATGGAAGGATTTATTCACAAGGCTACTTCAGACGACGTTGCTCACGAGTCAATCGTGACAGTTGCTGACAATGCTTGGACACCAACTGTAATGCAGGACCTTATCCTTGCAATGCCACGTAAGTACCGTGCACTTAAGAACAACCTTAAGTTCTACGCAGGTACAGATGCATTCCAGGGTATCGTAAAGCATAACGGTACACTTGCAGACGCAATCGCAGAAGCATTTGCTGGTACTCCAGCAGGTACACCTGCAAACCGTCAGGCATACCTTGATGGTCAGGGACAGACATTCGGTGGAGCACGTACAACACGTGTTCTTGGCGTTGAAGTCCAGGAAGTTCCATACTACCCTGCAGGATATGTAGATATTACATTCCCACAGAACCGTGTATGGGGATTCCAGCGTGATATCACTGTAAACCGCTTCTACCAGCCAAAGAAGGACACAATTGAATACACAGTATTCGTCCGCTTTGGTATTCAGTGGGAAGAGCTTGATGCAGTTGCTTACGCAGATGTAGCATCAGATTCATAATCTGACTCATCCTTGACTTGGGAGGGTAGTGTAATAGCTACCCTCCTTTAGTCCTTTATAGGGAGAATATATGTCATATCCAGGAGAACAACCAGTAGATCATACACACGCTGGTACAGGAGCAATTGCTTCATTGGGGACACCAGGTGTTATTATTATGGGGTCAGGTGGTTTGCAAACAAACACATTAGGAAATCTTGAAGGTGCAAACTTTGGAGAACTAGGTCCAAACTCAGTTAATCCTTCAGGAACACAAAATGGCATAAGATTGCCAATGCAAAATAATTTTGGAAGAAGTAAAAGACGTTAATTCTGGTATAATGTCATAGGAGGATTACATGTTAAATATTGATGAATTATCAACAAAGACCGTAATGGAAATTAAATCTTTTGCAAAGAAGAATAATATTGACCTCCTTGGCGCAACCAAAAAAATAGAGATACTTGAAATAATTAAAGCATGGACACCAGAAAAGATCGTAGAGCCAGTTGTAGACAAAAACGAAAAGGTTGCGGTCTACTCTCAAAAGAGCTTATTCTGGAATGGTTTGGGAGAATTGAAAAAGGGGTATAACATAGTGACTAAGGAGGCATCCGAAAAATGGACAACTCACAAGGCAGTTCGCATAGCGGAGCCAAGTGAAGTAGCTTCATATTACGGTAAATAATAATGATAATCTTAAGACTACCACCATTCCCTATTGAAGTTAAGTATGATGTTCCAGCTCCAGATACTGACTATCTTTTTACAATTGAAAATGCTCCAAAAACAATTGAAGCTTCAGAGGTTTTAACATCAGATGAAAACTCTCAAATTACTTTTAGCCTTACTGGAGACTTTGTAACATTTGATCATGACTATGCTGTAGCAATCTATGAAATTAACGAAGACGAAGAAAACCATATTTTAGTTCAGGATATCTTAAGCATTGTTCGTCCATATGTTGATCCAAGAACCCTTGGCACAACTGCAACAGAAATAGCAAATGCTCAATATAATGAGAGAATTGCTAGAGCTATTGTTGATTCCCTAATCAGCCGTGGATTTACTTTTGAGAAAAAAGTTCTTGAGGTAGTTGGGCAAGGAACAGACTACATGCCAGTATGGGAAACTATCTATGATATTTCAGAGGTTTGGGAAAATGGAGTAAAGGTTTATGATAATACCCTTACCCCACCATACCTAACTGATTACACTTTTATGGTAACAAAAGACAGGTCCGCAATAGTTAAAGTTCCAGTAGCAGCTGTAGCAACAGAAATGCAAAATCGTGCAGAAAGAAAACCAACCAAATATCCTTATGCTGGATCGGATTCATTTTATGCTTATGCACCATATGAAAATTTTGATAACGCATGGTTAAATACAAGAAATCAATCAGTATCATTTCCAGAAGGCTACGATTACATCTTTGTATATGAAGCAGGATATAAAGTTATTCCAAACGATGTTCGTGATGCAGTAAAAATGTTAATTGATGATATTTCTTGTGGAAAGATTGACCACTACAAAGCGTATGTAACAGATTATGAAACTGATCAATTTAAAATCAAATATGATCCTTCTAAGTTCTTTGGCACTGGAAATATTCTTGTTGATATTATTCTTGATAAATATATGACAAATATTAGAACTCCAGGGATGCTGTAATGAATTGCGACTCAACTGACTTCCTGTACCCGCTACTTGCTGATCTTTATTATCCAATAGTTACTCAGAGTACATACGGTCAAGCAAAAAAAGAATGGGTACTTGATAGAACAATTGCGGTTAACGCAGAAACATTAACCAGAAAAGCAATACAAGATATTCAGCCAGCTGTTTTTCTTCAACACGAAGGAAAGCTAATTGCCCGTACAAAGAATGATCCAAGAGTTTCAACACATGAAGAAAATAATGCTGTAACAAATATATTAATAACAAATATTAGATTTCCAAATGGAGAAATTGTTTATAAAGAAACTGCAGGTCCAAGAAACGGCAGAGGAACAATATATGAAATTGCAACAATTGAGCCTTTTATTGGTGGCTTTCAAACTATTGAGTTTTATCAGATGCTATGGCGAAAGTCTGAAAACCAGTCTGTAGGTGACTAATGAAAGTAGCAATAGACATTAAAGCTTTTGAAAAAAAATTGCTTAATATCACAGAATATTCTTTTGGATTTTTAGATGGCATACATGCTGGTAAACACGTATTTTTAGAAAACTTTGGGGACAGTGTAGTTCAAGTATTACAGCTTTACATTGATTCACAAGCTAGAACAAACCCTCAATCATTGCATCATGTGTATGAATGGTATAAAGTTGGAAATCCATTAGCAAGATTATTTGACATAAAATCAACAGCAAACCGCAATGGAGTTTCAGTCAATGCAACATTTACTCAGTCAAGCACATTATCTTATGATTCTAATGAACCATTTACTGATAAAGCAAGAGTTATGGAATCTGGTAAAACTATATACATTAGGCCAAAAAATGCAACCATGTTATCATTTAATGTAGATGGAGAGCGGGTATTTACTAAAAAAGAAATAACAGTAGAAAATCCAGGAGGAGATTATGTTGAAGGCTCATTTAAAGATGTTGTAGATGAATTCTTTGGTTCTTATTTTACTCAGGCATTTATGCGTTCATCTGGTCTTTATGAGTATTTAAAGAAGCCATCAGGGTATAAAAACAATTTAAAGTCTGGTTCAGTGCGGGGCAGATCAGTAGGATATGAAGTAGGATTTAGATGGATAACAGGTGCAAGGATTGGTGTAGAATAAGACTATGGCAAATATATCACAAACTGGATTTCCACCATTATTTATTAATGGTTATCTCCAGCAACAGTTTAAAGACTTTGGCATCATTGGCAGTGGTGTTAATGATTCAGTTTTTATGGCTGTTACCCCATCAAATATAGATGAACTATACAATAATATACTAGAAGGAAACGCTTACCCAGACCCACTTATGATCGTGTATGACAGAATGTTAAGAGTAAACCCAAGCCCATTTTATATGAGAAAAAGAGAGCAAGTTATATACACCGTTCACTCAACCAGCCTAGATAAGGTTCTAGGGGCTCACAGGGTCATCTCAGAGGCTTTGGACAGGATGGATGCATCAGCAGAGGATGTTAATGCCTGGATAGCCCAAAACCCAGTTTTAGACGGAAATAGCTCAGTTCAAAATGTATATTTTCACAATTTTAAAGTCTATCAAATTAATGAAACAAGAGACTTATTGGACCTTGCCTCAGTAAGGACCATCTTTAGAAACAAAATCATAGTTGAGTATGACTACCATGTGGTCAGCCCATATTATACTTAAAAAGGCTGTTATACTTGGCTTGAGGAAACAACGCCAAACATTTTAATATCTATCCCTAGAAAGAGGTGAAAAATATGGCAAACTACAGTCGTGGTACTAACACCAACATTATCGTTGGTGCTGCTGCACTCTTTATTGCAGACACAACTCTAGACGCTACTTCATTGACAGCTTTTGAGTCAACAAAATCATTCCGTGATACACTCACAAATGACGCTGACTACACAAACGTTGGATACACAATGAACGGTCTTGAAATTAACTTCCAGCCAGATTTCGGCGAAGTTAAGGTTGATCAGGTTCTTGATGCTGCTAAGCTTTACAAGCAGGGCATGAAGGTTGATCTAAAAACATCATTTGCAGAAGCAACACTTGAGAATCTTCTTCTCTCACTTGCATATGCAGATACAAAGCTTGGCCTAAAGTCAGCTAAGGCAACTTCAAATGGACAGGCACTTGACCTTTCTGCAGGAGACATTGGAGAATGTCCAGTAGAGCGTGGAATTGTTGCAATTGGTCCAGGAACAGGTGACTGCACTGACTCAGCAACAGTTGAGCGTGTTTACACAGCATACCGTGCATTGTCAATTGACAACGTAACAGTATCTGCTAAGCGTGATACACCATCAGAGTTCGCTGTTACATTCCGTCTTCTTCCAGAAGATGTATCTGGTTCATACGGTAAGATCGTAGATCGTACTTTCGCACCAGCTTCATAATTTAATATATAGTAGCTTGGCCCACTTCTTTTTGAGGTGGGCCTTGTTGCTTTTGTGGTAGAATTAAATGATATGGCAACAGTGGTTTATAAACATAAAAATATTACACTCATGAATGGCAAAGAAATAGAATTAATGCCTCTTAAGATCAAGTATCTTCGTGAGCTAATGGATATTTTTTCAAAAATAACAGAAGTGGAAACTGAAGATGACACAATCCAGGTTTTGATTGAGTGTACAAGAATTGCGATGAAACAGTACTATCCTGAAATATCAAAAACAATTGAAGATGTTGAAGATAATTTAATCTTAGATCAAATATATGATATTTTAGATTTTGGTGCTGGTATCAGATTAAGACAAAATTTAGATGAAGAAAAACCAGAACAAGAAAAAAAGTCATCAGATAAGGCAGACGCACCAACATGGGAAACACTAGACTTAGCTAAACTTGAGGCTGAAGTATTTTTGCTGGGCATATGGAAAGACTATGATGAGCTTGAAAAATCTATGTCTATGCCAGAACTATTAACAACACTAGAAAGCAAAAGAGAGCTAGACTACTCTGAGAAAAAATTTCTTGCAGCTATCCAAGGTGTAGACCTTGATGAAAATGAAGAAAAAGGTCAAAAAGAATGGGAAGACATGAAGGCAAGGGTATTCTCTGGTGGCGCAACAAGAGATAGTAATGATATACTTGCATTACAGGGAGTAAATGCCCAAAAGAACGGATTTGGCATAGGGATGGGATTAGATTATGATGACTATCGTGACCCTTCTCTTATGCTATAATTAATACAATACAACAGGAGGAATAATGGCAACAACTATACATGAAGCTGAAACTGTAACACTTATGGATGGCACAGAGATTCAGGTTCGTCCTCTCAAAATTTCACTTCTTCGTAAATTTATGAAGACATTTGAGAAGGTTGCAGCAGTGGCGGAAGACAATGATAAGTCAATGAATCTACTAATTGATTGTGTACTTATCGCAATGGAGCAGTACAAGCCAGAACTATCAAAGGATAAGGCTGCGCTTGAGGAGATCTTAGATCTTCCTACAGTTTACAAGATTATTGAAGCAGCATCTGGTTCACCAGTAGCACTATAATCTAACAATATAATATAGCAAATGAGGTGAAAATCAGTGTCTGACGTTAATGCTAATATTGGCGTAAACATTGATTCCTCACAGGCTTTAGATGAGTTAAAGAGACTGCAAAGACAGATCTCTGAATTTAACCTTGCTATAGCCAAATCAAATGAAGCAGCAGCATTAGCACAGAAGTCTCTGCAGAGAAACCTTATCAATAGTATTAATGCTATTGGTTCATTCTCTGCAGAGCTTCGTACTGTTAACACAACAGCAGAATCATTTACCAAAGCCCTTGAAGGCAACAAGCTTTCAATGCGTGAATACTTTAGGTATGCTGCTGCATCTACAAAAACATTTGGTGGACAGTTTAGGTCTGAGCTAGATACACTCAATAAGGTTGCAGTAGAGCGTGTAAAAACATTACAGACTCAGTATATTAAACTTGGTCGTGATGCTAACGGAGCAATGAAAGCAATTGCTGTAAGACCTCTTGTCCTTGACATGACAGACCTTGCAACGCAAACACAAATTGCAGCACAAAAGCAAGCATTATTTAATCAGTTAATGAGACAGGGCTCTACACAGCTTCTTAATTTTGGTAAAAATACTCAGTGGGCTGGTCGTCAGCTTATGGTTGGTTTTACTTTGCCTCTTATGGCTTTTGGAGCAGCAGCATCTAAGGCTTTTAGAGACCTTGAAACAGAAGTTATTAAGTTTAGAAAAGTATATGGTGATCTAGGAACAGACCCAGTACAAACAGAAAAAGCATTAGAGGGAATTAAAGCTCTTGCAGACGGATATACAAAGTATGGCGTTGAAGTATCAAAGACAGTTGGCTTAGCCTCACAAGCTGCTGCTGCAGGCTTTAAAAATGCAGACCTTTTGGCTCAAACAGAAGCAGCAACAAAGCTTGCAATTCTTGGACAGATTGAGCAACAGCAAGCACTAGAAACAACTATTTCGCTACAAAATGCATTTAAGATTTCTTCAACAGAACTTGCTACAACAATTGACTTCCTTAACGCAGTAGAAAACCAAACAGTTACATCTCTTGATGATATTACAACTGCGATTCCAAAGGTAGCTCCAGTTATTCAATCTCTTGGCGGAGATGTAAAAGATTTAGCATTCTTCCTTACAGCAATGAAGGAAGGCGGAATTAATGCATCAGAAGGTGCTAACGCACTTAAGTCTGGTCTTGCTTCTTTAATTAACCCAACCAACAAAGCAACTGCAATGCTTGGAAGCATGGGAATAAATATTGATGCTATTGTTACAAAAAATGCTGGCAATCTAAAGAAAACTGTAATTGAGTTTGCTCAGCAATTAGATAAACTTGATCCACTATCAAGAGCTAGAGCAATTGAAACAATGTTTGGAAAGTTTCAGTTTGCTCGTATTTCTACATTACTGAGTAACGTAATCCAGCAAGGAAATCAAGCTTCTAGAGTTCTTGATTTAGCAGGTCAATCAGCTTCTAATCTTGCAACACTTACAGCAAAAGAATTAGGCGTAACATCAGAGTCAGCACTGATTAAATTTGAAGCAGCAGTAGCAAGACTAAAGGCATCTCTTGCTCCAGTAGGAGAAGTCTTTATGAACTCTGTTGCACCAATCCTTGAATTTGTTAGCAAAGTGTTGGATAAATTTAATGGGTTGTCTGAAGGAACAAAAAAGTTTATCGCAATAACTGTAGGAGTTATAGGTGGTCTTGGACCAGTATTCCTCATGACATTTGGTTTGTTAGCAAACGGAATTGCAAACATATTAAAGCTATTTGTAACTCTAAGAACTGGCTATCAAAAACTAACTGGACAAAGCCAAAACCTTGGAGAACAAACTCAGTACATGACAAATGAGCAGCTAGAAGCAGCTGCAGCAGCTCACTCTCTTGAGCAGTCACATGCAAGACTTACACAGCAATTCTCTGTTGAGGCTACAGCTGTAAATCAGCTTCGTGTTGCTTATGAACAAGCTTTAGTAGCAGGTGCAAAATTTGCTACTATGAACCCTGGAATGATGAAAACTCCAAAGCTTCCAGGTTTTGCAAACGGTAGCGATGGAGTAATAATTCGTGGCCCAGGCACAGGAACGTCCGACTCAATTCTTGCAAGAGTTTCTAATGGTGAAGCTATTATTCCAGCACTACAAGTTGCAAGACACCCAGATGTTGTTCGTGCACTTGTTTCTGGACAACTTCCTAAGTTTGGTTCTGGTGACGAAGAAGTAAATACATCAAAATTTGAAGATAATGTTGTAGAAAAAGCAAAGTGGAGAAAAGAACCCACAGGAAACGTAAAAGCGCAGCCAGTAGCAAGAGGATATGAGCTATCTCATTTTGGTGGTCCAATACATATGACTGCTTCTCAATTGTTAGATCATATGGCAACTATAGAGTCTCAATTAGGAAAAGAACTTCCTCCAAACATTAAAACCGCAGTAGATCAATTAATAAAAAATGCTAATGGAGGTTTAATTACTTTACTTGATAACAGAGTAAATGTTGCATCAAGAGAATTTAACCAGCTAATTGGTGAAACTGGAACTGATAAAGTAGCACCGTTAAGATTATTTCAGGCAGACGCAGTTGAAAGAGGAGATGCTTTTAATTCTCCTTTGATAGAAAGAATGAGAACTGGCGGGGCAAGTGAAGAAGAAATATCTGTAGCAAGACAAAAACTTAAAGAAAGTATGACAGAAGGTATAAGCAACTTTTTATTAGAATCTACAGATGAAAAAAATCTTGAAAGGGTAATGAAAGCACCAATCGCAAATGTTAGAAAAGCATTAGAAACACTTGCAGAGCAAGCTGGAGTAGACCTTTCTGTAGCTTTAACTAAAGAAGAGCAGGCTTTATTTGACCAAGGTAAATTAACTGCAAGAAAGAAAAATGAAATTCTAGAAGCTAGAAGCCTTGAAAAAATTGGAATAACTTTAACAGAAGAAGAACAGCAGCTAAAAAAGAGAGATCAAAAAGCATTAATAGAAACTAAGATGCGTAAAAAGCTGTTGGAAGAAACAGTAATGACTGCAGAAGACATGGAAGATATTGTCACAAAAAGCACTGAAAGGGCTATTAAAGGCAATGCTAGAATGGAAGCTGCATATGAAGAGCAAAAACAAATTGGAGTTCTGCCAGAAGGAAAGGGAACTGGAGGAAGAAAAGCTCTTCCTGGATCTTATGCAGATGGGAGAAGAAAGGATAGAGTAAATGCTGACGTACAATCAGTTATTCCAGGATATTATCCTGTTAAGCAATCTTTTAATTGGACCCCAGAAGCAGCTAAAGCAGCAGGGCTTAAGAGCATTGCAGAGCTTGATGCATTGTACGATAAACTTTCTAAAACAACAAGAATTAAACTTGATCAATATGCTGGAGATGTTCACGAGCTTGCTCGTCAAGTTGTAATAGAGGCAGAAAAAGCTGGAATAAGAGTTGGAGAGGCTGCAGTAACTGGAGTTGCAAAGGGAGCAAAGACAAAATCTCCATCAGAAGCAACAAGACAAACAGCAAGAGATATCATCGCTGGACTAAGAAATGAATTAGCTGCACTAGAAGGTTCAGTAAGAGCATCAGGTACAAGAGTTGGTCAAATTGCAGTACAGTCTATAGATACAGCAATAGTTAAGGAATCAGCTAAAAAACCAAGAAGAGTTGCAACTAGAGAACAGGGCCCAGCACAAATTGGTGTTCTTCCTAATGAAAACTCAATTATGCTTCCTATTGTTGCTGGGCTAACAGCGGAAGAAAGAAGAAGAGAAGAAAGAAGAAAGAAGCTTAATGAGCTAAAAGAAAAATCTAAGCCAGGACTTAGTAGTGGTGGAATGATGGCTGGTATGGGTATTATGGCTGGAAGCATGGCTATGTCAGCACTACCTGATTTTACAGGAAAAGCCATGGTTACAAGCTCACTCAATATGGCTGCAATGGGAGCAATGTTTGGACCTTGGGGAGCTGCTGCAGGAGCAGCGGTAGGATTAGTTACTGCTGCTATTGGTGATTTGCTAGAAAAGGAAAGACAGCAAAAGGCTATGCAAGAAGCTGTGTTCCAGGCCAGCGCAGATCTTGCAACATATTTTGGAAACGTAGCAGCAACAGTAGATATAACATTAGCTAATCTTAATGCTACCTCTCTATCAACTAAAAATGGAGTAATGGAATTAGGCAAGAGCTTTGGTTATTCAACACAAGAACTTGCAGCATTTAAACAGATGCTTGAATCTTTACCAGAAGGAAATCCTCTTAAAGACTTAATCACAGGCCTTACCAATGAAAAAGACCCAGAAAAGATTAAAGAAATAGCACAAGCTTTTGTTACAACTCAAGTTGCTCTTGGACAAATCAAACCAGACCAAGCACAAAAAACACTAGACTTAATATTATCATCTAGCGGTCATCTTGCAATGGTTGGATCAACTTTTATTTCCTTTAAGAATCAAACAGATGCAGTAACAAAATCATTAAAGAATGCAGCAGGAAACTCAGTTGCCCTTGGTGAATCTCTTACACAAATAATGTCTGTTGCATATCAAGCAAGTTCACTTACAGAACTAGAGGGAGTGATCAATGGCATTGCAGCTGCTGGACTTAATGCAGCTGAAGCTTTAAGCGCAATGTATTATGCATACCTTAGTGTTGGCAATAAAGAGATGGCAGCTGCAGCTAAGGTTCTTATGTCAATCCCTGGTATGACTAGTTCTGGAGGAGCATATATTCTTCAAGCTTGGCAAAGAGGACTTAGACAAGACATTACTAAAAAAACAACAGCACAGCAATTAATTGAAGAGGCAACAAAATACTTAGCAGACAATCCAGACAAGTTCCAGAAAAAAGAAACACAAACAACATCTGCTCTAACTAAAGAGCAGACAAAACAACTTGAAACAACAACAAAAGCCATAGATGCTCTTAAAAAGAAAAAAGCAGAACTAGATAAAATTTTAAAGATTGAAAGAGCTATAACTGAGCAAAATAAAAAACAAAATGACTTTAGCCAAAAACAAGCAGACCTTGATCAAAAAATTGCTGAAGCAAAAATGTCGGGTAATTACATTGAGGCTGCAAACCTTGAACAGCAAAAACTTGCAAACATTGCAGAATTTAATAATGATGCAAGACTTGCTAAGCTAGAGGCACAGGCTAACAAGCTTCAGGAGCAAATAGATAAACTAGAAGAAGTAAAATCTGCAATTAATGATTCAGCAACAAAGATATCAGATGCCGTAGGTGATGGGGCGGACAAGATTGTAGATAACTTACCTCCAGTATTTGGTGGCCCTAATGATTTAAGAAGCCTAGGTACATTTGCAAATCCACAGCCAGTATCAACAAACCCAGCAGTAATAAAAGCATACGTAGAAAAAAATAAGCCAACTGCTGGATATATAACTGGCGACAACGGGGTACCAGTTCCAGCTGGCCCAGTATCAGCCTCCGAGATTGATCCTTCTAAAGCATGGAATGAATCATTTATAGAAAAAATAACTCGCCTTAAAAATCCAACATTAAAAACAGAAATGGATATACTTGAAGAGTATGTTAGAAGTCAAATTGAATTTCAGAAAGATGAAAAATTCCTTATTGTTGACCTAAAAGGAAAAGATGGGCTTACATATACGTTTAAGGTTTTAAAGAAACAAGGAAAAGATGACTTCATCAGAATGGGTGAGCCAGTCAAAAAAGCAGATGGCGGATATATTCGTCACTATGAACCTGGCGGTAGCGTAAATGGTCCAGGAACTGGCACATCTGATTCTATTCCAGCTATGCTTTCAAATGGTGAGTATGTAATTAGAGCTTCTGCTGTAAAACAATATGGAACAGGATTCCTTAATAATGTAAATACCCAAAAGTTTGCTACTGGAGGACTTGTTCAAAGATTTGGTAGTGGCACAACAGAGCCAATAGACTCTAAGTCTTGGTGGGATAAGCTTGGCGATAAAATGTCTCAAAATGGACAGCTTGGAGCTGTTAGCTTTGGCATAATGGACACCATTAAGTCCATAGGTAAATTTATTCTTGCAAATGGAACAAAGAATAGTGGTTTATTTCAAGCTAGCGAAAAAGACATAAGTACAACTGCAGAAATGTTTATGGTTGGACAAATTGCAAGACTATTTGGAAATGAAAGATTTGAAAATCCCTATGCAGCAGCTGGACCAGGTTTTGCAAAGGGTATGGATATAGCATCAGTATTGACAGCATTTTTTCCCATTAGAGGTGGAGCAGGTATTGCTGGATCAGCTGCAACAAAAACTACATTAAGTGCTACAGAAAAAGCAATGCCAGCAGCACTTCGCAGATTCTTTAAAGATTCTCCATATGAGGCAGTAATAAAAAGAGAAAAAGATATACAAGAAGTAGTTAGTGCAGTCAAAAACACAAATGCACCAACTATACCAAGAAATGTTAAAGTTAATAAAAATAGAAGTTTAGATAAAGGATCTGGTTTTTATAATGTAGCAGACGAATCCATGAATGTAGGAAAGAAAACAACTCCATTCACAGTAGCACATGAAGCATTTCACCATGTAGACTATACTAGCTCATTTGAGTCATACAAAAAAATGTCAAGATACATAGCTCAAGAAAAAGGCATAGATGAAGCTGTAAGGTTTGCAAGTGCAATGAATGAATTTTTTCAGGCAAAAAGTCCATCACTGTATTATGAAATAGAACAATACTTACAAAAAGAACAACCATCTATGTTCCCATATTTTAGAGGAATCTTAGAAGGAACTGCAGATGGAAATATTTATAGAATTCCAAAATCAACTAGAAATGAATTAAATATTCTTGATCCATTTAGAAATAATGCAATATATAATCAGAGCACATTAAGACAATTAATGGATGCATCAACAAAACTAGGTCCTGGGTATGAGTACATGATGGACCCAGAGTTTATTAAGGGATACCTAACAAGTGCATATGAGTCAGCTGGAGCTGCAGTACCATTTGCAGTAAAACAAAAAGCAAAAGACTGGGTAACAATTCTTGATCGTTATGGTATAAATCAAAACACCTCAAGAGTGTCTAATGAATATTTTGATTTTTATGATTATTTAGTTAGAAATAATCTTGCAAAAGGTGGAATGGTGTCTAAGTTCCACAAGGGTGGGCCAGTAGGTCATTCTCATGGTGCAAATGGAGTTGTTGTTCCTCCATCAATGTCCGCACTTGACCCAAAGAAAAAGTTTAAAACAGTAAAACCAGAAACACCATCTTTCTGGAGCACAATAACAACAGGTGCAAACTGGAAGTCATTACTTGGCGGACAAAACCAAGGTACTGGACCAATTTTTGAAGGAACAAAGAAAGGCTTGCTAAGCCTTTTGATGGGACCAAATGCATATAACAGAGAAAATCAAGGTTTACTTCCAGGTGCTGGAGAATATATTTATGGGCTAGTTAATGTTCTTACTGGAGGATTAAGAGGTGCAGCAGCTTCTGCATTAGGAAGAACTGGTGTAGAAACATTAGGAACTCAATTTGGAATTCCAGGATTAGGATCATTACTACCAACAGGATCATTTAAATACATTGGAGCAGCACTTCCAAAGCTTGTTCAAAACCTTGGAGTATCTGCAATGCTGGGATTCTCAAAACCATTCAGCTCAGGCGTTGGTGTCTCTTCTGGGTTAAAGCCAAAACCAGGTATTTCAGCTCCCAAGGTTGCTGGAGCCTTTACAAAAGCTGAACAGCAGCAAGCAATATTCCAAAAAGAAATGGTTGATCTTGATGGATATAGTTATCCAATTTATACAGTTGGTGGAGATAAGAGTAGAATTAGCTTTAAGGGTCATACAGAAGATGTTTCAGCAACAGCAGAAGTTGGTGCACATGCTGTACCAACAACTCCAATAGGATTACTTGAAGAAGCATTAAGGCTAAACCCTAACAATGCATATGCTAAGAGAATGCTTGAAAACTTTAAAAATAAAACATTTGGACCTGAAGAAGAAGAATTTGCTGTTCGCATGGCATCAGCAGTTGGTATGGATGATACTGGAGCAAAACTTAATAAAGAAAATACAGATGGTTTTGCAGAAATGCTGGCTTACCTAAATGGAAATATTGAAGCACAAATAAACATTGTAAAGAGAAGAAATGCTTTTGTTGCTATGATTGAAAAAAATAAAGCAGAAAGAATAGCAGCAGCAAAAGCCCCATCATCATTCTTAGAAGGTGTAGAGCCTATTAATACTTCACAGGCTCCAATATTCCATGCAACACCACATCCAGTAGTTCGTAATGCTGATGGCAGTGTTGACATATATCCTCATGGATATCACACAATGGGTAAATTTGATGAAGAAGGTTTGCCAGCAGGACACTCAAGAAGCACCGTACACACAACTGCAGAAAGTGTAGTTGCTGGACATATAGAAAGAACTGGTGGTACAAATTATTCAGAAATTGGAATGGATCTGGAAACACTAATAAAATCTAATGGTCTTCCATACAATGCAGACACGATAGATATGTATTGGGCACTTGGTCCAGGTAAAGCTTTGCATTTCCCTAACCCACCAGTAATTAGACCATCTTTTTATGATGAAGCATCATATACAGCAGAACTAATAAGAAAAGGTTTAATTAAGCCAGGAGAAAAACCTTCATTAGTAACGGTAGACCCAAAGACAAAAGATATATACCGTTTGCTTAAGTCAGAGTATACTGATGAAGATAGAGCTGCTTTAGTAATGAGAAATAACCCTGATGCACCAGAAGGATGGACACCATCACAGCCATGGCTTGACGGTATGGCTGGAAGAGAGGAAAAAGAAGTCCTAGAGTGGTCAAGACAAGAACTTAAAAAAATGCTTGGAATAGATACACCATATATTGGTCAAGGTCAACACTCACTAGACAACTTTGACCTTAATAATAGTTATCTTAAGTGGGCAGAAAATAACGGCATAATGGTTGAAAAACATAATGGATCTGACATTAGTATTATGGAGTCAGACCTTAACAGTCATCGCTTGTTAGAACAAATTGGTGTTAGTACATCAAGTAAAGCTTGGGTTGATAGCCTTGAAGCTGTTAAGATGGCAGTATTGCATGGTGACTTTAAAACAAACATTAAAGACTTAAATAGTTTAGAGGCCATGCAGGAAAGAGCTATTGCCAGCGGTGTAAGAGTAACATTTGAGGATGCTCCTTCTACTTTACCTTCTGTAAAAGGAACAGTATTGAAAGAATCTTCAGAGGTAGAAAGAGTAATCAGCTCAATAATGGAATACTACGGTATTTCAAGAACACCACAACTCTTTAGAGAAGAAATGCCTCCATTGACAGGAGGATTTTATAGGGGAGGATCAGACCATTCAATTCATTTGCCAGATGAAGTTGGAGCTAAAGCTGTAGCCCATGAAGCTGTTCATGCTGCAGATTCTGCTGGAGGATTCTGGTCATTAAGAGATATGATTGATAAACTTATTCTTGATGGTAAAGGTCAAATGGTTGATAAATTTATTATTGACAATTATGAATTGTGGGCAAGCAAATCACCTTCATTATATGCAAGATTTAAAGACTTCCTATACGGAACACCTGACTACCCATATTTCCGTGGATTACTAGAAAAAAATGCAAATGGAAAAATACCAAAAGACATTACTATTCCAGGAATTGATCTTGGTGATGCATCTGCAAATCTTTACGGCAAAACATTGAGTAGATTACTCATGAAATCAATGCAAGATGGTCACGGGTATTTTAGAGATCCAGGTTTTGTAGAAGCATTAATATCAGATACAACCTTGGCTCCAGCACTTTTATCAAAGGGAAGAAGCTGGATAGAGGCAATGAAACGCTACAATGTAACACAAGACACATCAATAGATTCTAAAGAATTTAAAGATTTACTTGAATATGCAAAGGTAGCAAACCTATCAACTGGTGGAATGGTTCCTAAATTCCATAGTTGGAATGGTCCAATCCCTGGTCCATATGGACAAGAACTTAGTGCGGTACTTAAGTCTGGAACTGAAGGGGTATATCAGGAAGACTATATGAATAGACTTAGAAGAGATGCTGACATTAATTCTTCAACATCAAATTCCAATACAGTGTATAATATTGATATGGTTGTTAACGGTGGAAATACAAGTGCCAACGATATAGCAAACCAAGTAATGGCAAAGCTTAAGTTAGTGGCTTCCCAAAATAATCAAACTAACAAGGTGGTAATTTAATGGTTTATCCAATAAGTGCGGGTATTGAGGTTTCCCTAGACAACTCTACATGGTACAAACTTACAGACCATAATAGAGGTCAGATATCTTATACCCCAGAACTTATTGAGACTTCACAGCGCATGGCTAATGGCAAGATGCGTAAATATGTTGTAGCAAAAAAGAATAAGATTTCTACAGACTGGAAATATGTTCCAACAAAAACTTCAGAGTGCGTTGATAAAAACCATGGACCAGCTTGGCTTGAAGCTTTTTATAATGCTAACTGCAAAGAGCCTATTTATGTCAAAGTAAATAGTTCTGAAATCACTACATCTGGATCAATACCAGCAGATAATGATTTTAAAACAGCACAAACAGAATCACAGGTTTATACAGTATTTATTACGGCTTTTTCAAAAACACTTAACCACAGAACTAGGCTTGCTGACTATGTTGATATGACTATTGAGTTTACGGAGATATAATGCTAAGTAATGTCAGCTCAACAGTCTTTTCTGAATCTGAATCAATAACCTTACAGCCCTGCATTTCTGCAGAATGGAATCATAACTTATTTAATACCCCATATATTACTGTTGCAGGAAATGGAACAAAGGCAACTATTACCTTGGAAGACGGGGTTGCTGAGTCAGTAACATCTGGTGGAAAAGAAAACTTTACAACTAAAAAAATTATAATGGAAGATGGGGCAGGCTCTGTAACTTATAATGCAGCATCACTTTCTGGTAATGCATATAAAATAATAACCTATATAAAAACAGATAGCTCAGACCCAATAATAGTAAATGTTTATGGAGAAGGATCATCAACACAGTTTGGTTCTAGCCAAGCAGAAGTAAGCAACCTAGGCTGGGAAAGAATAGTTACATATGTTGGTTCATCAGGAACAAGCGATGTTATATCTTCACTAAATTACACAATATCTGCACACTCAATTTCTGGAAATAATACAAATGCAGAGGTAATGTTTACATTGCCAGAAATATATGAGACAACATTATTTGACTATAAAAATCACTCATTCTTCCCAACAGAGTCAGTATTCTCAACATTTAGACCAGGCGAGTCATATGTTACAACTGGCAATTCAGCAAATTCTGCTCCATCACTTTTTAGAAAAATAACAACAGAAGTCATAGCAGATAACACAGAAAATTTTTATTCTCCAGTTTCATCAATTTTAAGAAATCCAGGTGCACTTTTCTTAAATCCACCTGTTCCAATGCTAAAGCATGCAGCTCCAACAAATACTTCTGCTTATAAGTATTTTGTTTCTGATAGTGAGTCTAAGTCTATTTCTGCAATGTATGCTGAGCATGTACATACAAACAAGCTTGTTATTAAAATTAATAACATTATGACAAATCCAACTATAAATATAGACATTAATGAAAATGCTATTTTGGTCAGAAATACCTCAAATGTTCTTTCTGCAGATATTGAGTTGCCAGAAAATTCAGATGGGGTAGCTACAGGTGTTCTTGTTTTGTATTGGAATGGTTCAGAATGGACAAAAACACCTTGGTCAACTATGCCAACTTTTGGTTCAAACGGATCACTCAATCAAACGGTAGCAATTAATAAGATTACTGTAACTCAGGCTAGCCAAGTAACTAATCCAGCTTTTGAGTCATACTCAAGCGATAGTCTTACAGTAGATCTTGAAAGAATGCACTTGGTTGAAATTTCTCCAAGACTAGAGGTAGACCTTTCTGACTTTGTAATGAATTTTTCAATAGAAAAATCACTAGACTCTAAAGAAAGCAATCTTCCTATATCTGCTACAAACTCAAACACAGCAGCAATATCTTTGTCTGGACTTCCATTGATGAGTGGATCTAGCATTGTTCCTATTTTTTCTAGTCAAAATAATACCTTTAATACGGTCATATCAAAAATGCTTCGCAAAGGAATTAAGTTCTATACTGGCTACAAACTATCTGAATACTCAATACTATCTTCTGGAACGGTATCTGGAATTTCTTCTTATGTACCAGGTGGAGTTTTTTATTCAGAGTCTTGGGACGAATCAGATATAGACTCTGTGTCTATTCAATGTTTTGATATTTCTAAGTATCTACAATCTCTGCCAGCACCAGACTATGTTTCTAATCAAAAGAGTGCATTTGATGTAGTATCAGATATATTAGATCTAGCTGGATTCACAGATTACGATTATGACTCTCTGTATAAAGTCTGTAACAATAAAAACTTTCCGCTTGACATATATTACTATTCTGTTTACTCAAAAGATACAACATTGATCGCTTCAATCAATGAGTTATTGCTTCCATATCAGATTGCAGTATATATTGATGAATATGGGATTATGAAGTTTTTAAGCTTGCAGGATATTATGTCTCCAACAGCTTCTTCAGTTGCCAGTATTTCAGATGCCAATGTTTATCAAAATGGATTCTCTATACAAAACAAAGCCAAACCAGGAAAAATTTCTATTAAATATACTGAGCCAAAGATAAAGCAATCTTTAAGCTTAAGAAATGTTCAAGAAAACAATATAAAGTCATCTCCATCTTTTGTGTATGTAACTTCAAATGATATTTTGTGGGAACAACAAAAAACAGATTCTGTAGGATTTAACTACATAAAAGATGGCATAGAAAAACAATCAACAACCTTGAGCACAAATGGTGGAGACATAGACAGTATATTTTATGCATACAACAGAGATAGCAATGGATATGCAATAATTGAAAACGAAGTAGTTTCATTTGAGTATAAAGAATACGAGCTGTCAACTGGCACTGGTAGCTTAAAGAAAACAGAGCTTGTATCAATTAAAAATAATCTTGAGTTGCAGTCTGAGATAACTAGATTTATAAAAAAGTACGGGGTTCAACTAAGACAGTCATTTGCAGACATTACTGATGCTGTTAGTGATGGAGAGTACATAGTATACACAGCAAACAATTCTTTTAAAGAAGGAGACAAGGTATCAGTTAGCAAGGTAAGTCCAGTAGCCTTTAATACAACTGGAACAATTACAAATGCAACAAGCACATCGTTTACTATTGCAAGCGACAGACAGGGCAGCTATGTTTCTGGAGGCCTTGCTTCTATTGGATCACAGTACGATATGACAGCAAATCCAACGGGAAACATAAATAATGTTAAGCGTGGACTTTTTGGAACTGTGCCATCTGCACATAAAAGAGCTACTAGCTTAAGCAGCAAAGATTTAACTGCAACTAACATAATATCAAATACTTCAGGAGAAGTTAATGTTGTTAACAAGAACACCGAAAATTCTCTTTATCCAAGTATTTCTAGGTTTCGTGTTTATGACTCAACACCACTTTTAGATATATTTAAGGTAATAACAGTATCACCAACAACTGAGGTTGATAAAGGCTATCACACATACTCTGTTAAATTTGAGTTTCCGCCAAACACTCATGCTTATGCAGGCCTATTTTTTAACAAAGGTGGTGCCGAAACAATCTATGTCACATTAAATAGAATCAAGCTAGACAATTCACCAAAATATAGATATATCATGCAAATAGAAACTGAATCAGCCGTTACTCATTGGGTTGACATTACAAAGGTATGCAATGACATTATTGCTAATTTTCCAAAGATAGTCAACAAAACAAAACTAACTGATGGAACATACAGCTATGGATACATTCAAGACCAAGTATTTGATTTACAGGTAGTCTGGGAAGAATCAGATGGGTCAACTGGAGAAGATGGAACACCAGAAGACAAGAAAACAATATTCTATGTATTTTTAAATGGAATTAAAATTTCTGGATGGCAAATACCTGGAGGAACATATGATGAAGAAACTAATCCACTTGGAACTGGCTGGGAAACAATAGGCAAAAATGAAATTTTAGGTACAAGGAAAAATCCTTCAATGGACATGATTCCATCAAAAGATACTCAATTTGGTTATTGCGTAGCAAATGATGGATATCCTCCTCAAAATGCTCACCCAGCAATAGAGTATAGCAAGAACACAACTGGAGTGTTGGGCTATTTAAGAGAAATTTACGCAACCACAAAACCATTGCAGTCAAGAAAAGTAAATAACTTTCTGCAAGACTCTGAGTTTTTAGATGGAATAATACAGGATAGACCATTAGCATTAAACTCTCCATCATACATGATGCAAACAACTCCAGAAATAAAATTAATAAATACATATGATGTTGAGTATGGAACTCCAGCAGCAGTAACAGCAAACCACTCAAAGATACAATATATGTGGAATTACTATGCAGGCAATGGCGTTGATGACAAGGGAACAACCTACAAAAAATTAGTTAATGCAAACTCAATTGCATACTCTACATTAATCAATAGTGGCCACAGAGGTAGAATTGCTCTTGCCAATAATGCTTCGCATCAAGTGTGGATTAAAAAAGAAGCAGACTCAGTTAATAATTTTTCTATTAATTTTACAATGTACACCCATGAAGCAATTGTGCCTTCAGACCCAGAGTTGATTGATTATGTTGTAGACATTGGCAATGCCTCTGAGGTTGTTCAAATAGACACAAAGTGGATCCAATCAAAAACCTCTGCAAGAAAAGTCATGAAGCTAATTGAGAGTGGACTTTCTGGTTTTTCTAAAAACATATCTTTAAAGATTTTTGGAAACCCACTATTTCAGGTTGGAGACATAGTAACATTTTCTTATAGCTTAAATGGGATTAGCCAACAAAGATGTATTGTTTCATCAATATCTCATTCGTTTGAAAATGGGCTTTCTACCTCTCTTGTGCTCAACAGGATCCAAGAGTAAGCCCCTGTGGTATAATTAAAGGATTGGAGAATAAAAAATGACAGCTAGTAACCCAGAAATAATTGATTTAGCAGCCTGGCAGCAGGTAACTTCTGATATCCAAGAAGTCAAAGATAGACTTGATAATATAACTACAAATTATGGAGCTACCACAGTAGGTACTGGTGAATGGAATGTTTCTGCAACAAACACACACGAATTTAATTTGGGAACTCAAAAGCTAGTTACTGGTCGCTATAAGTATGTTGTGGCAGATGAAGGCACAAGCGGAAAATTTAAATATGGTCCAATAGAGTTTGGAACAGCATTTTCTGGAAGTCCAATAGTCACTGCAACTATACAATTCGGAGGAAATACAGTAAGAACAAGTAATGCAAATATTGTTCTAACAATATACGATGTGAAAGTAGATGGGTTTGCAGTTAGACTAACTAATGCAGGTACCACAACAGACCTCAGTGGATATTTTTATATTAACTGGATGGCTGTTGGGCCAAAGTAAAAAGGGCAGCTATGGTGAACTCAGAATATCGTAGTAATCGCTCAGTAGCAAAAAATCCGACAATCGTAATTGGAGTTGATGACCCACGTTTGGCGTGGGATCAAATTGGATTAACTAAGGCCACCATTGGTGCTGAAATTGAAGTTGTAGGATTAAACGGTGTACCTCTATTAGTTGGAGGAACAACAACCATAAGCCCTAATGGATCAACTTATGATCCAGTTGCAAATATAGCTGGAGAATCTGCAGTAACTGATTTGCCAGGAAATGTTTCAGACCTTGTTGCAACTTGGTCTGGAGATAACATAGTTCTTACGTTTACGTTTGATCCAAGTGATTCAGCAAATCAGGGTATACATAGGTTCTTGGTTAAGGTTAGAGATAAGACAAACAATAAAGATTATTTTCTTAGGGCAGGGTATGGATATGAATCAACATTTTTATCCAACTCTTCTTCTGAGCAAACGCTTACAATAGAAGACGCAGATATACAAAGAACAGGAATAGAGCTTTCTCAAAATATTGACCAGGTGGGGGTTGCAACCTGTAGCCTTTATAAGTGCAATGATTTTGTTCTTGCTGATGTGCCACTTTATGTGTCAAGTTTTCCAAAACCAGTATTTACTATGACTAAAGGTGTTGACTATTACACAGTAACTCTAGACTCAGCAAACCTTGCAGAAGCACTTACTAAAAATTTTTACGGAATAATAATTGAAGAAAAGGTTACAACAGAAACAGTAAAAGCAAATGTAAGCTTGACAGAGGGATGGGTTCAGGCATCACCAATTACAACTAATGCAACTTCAGTTATCTACACACCAGATGGAGCACACAGATGGGTTAGAGTTAAATATGTTGCTAAGTCTGCCAATAACTCTGTTTATTCTGAAATTGCTGATATTACTCCAGATCAGTTTATGCCAACAAATACAACACCACCAACAAATTTTAATACAGCAACAGCAGAATGGCAAAGTAACGACATAAAGGTTTCTTTTGTTAGGCCCTCAGAAAATGCGGGAACAACAATTAAGGTTAAGCTTGTTCCTTATGTTAATGACGTAGAAAGCACATCTCTTTCTGCATTCTATTATAAAATACTTGATGCTTTAGATACAGAGTTTGTAATTAAATCATTAGATATGTATGGACAGTTTGGTACATACTACTCAAAGTTTAAGGTATATATTTCTGCCCTTTCCGCACAAGGTGTAGAATCAACATCATCAATCTCATCTGGTCCAATAACAAGAGCAAATCCTTTGGCCAGTATTTATCCTACTTTAGGCACTCCAAATGTTAACTCTCCAACAGGAGTATTTAGAGTAAGTCCTATATCTAATGGATATGTAGTTGACTTTGATATGCCATCAGGAGCAACCAGACTAGAGGTTTATGAAAAGTCAACTGCTTGGACAGTAATACCAACAAACGATAACGAAATGATTTACTCTGGCTTAAGTCCAGCAACCATAATAACTCCAACAAACGATAAAAGATATGTGATTGTAAGGTTTTATGATCAATACAATAATAACTCATATTACAGCATGGAGAAAACTGGACAAACAAGTGGTGTTGAAGTAACCCCAATAGATGTTGGAACATTATCTTTAATTGAAAATCCTATTAAAATACAAACAGACGGATCAATTTTTTCAGGCCCTGGAGATGAGACTGAATATCCTCAAGTATTTTTTAATAAAGATGGACTGTTTGCCTATGATGCAAGTGGTGACTGGACAACCGAAATAATTAATAGCGCAGGCACAAATGAACCTACCTTTATTACAAAAAGAGCACTCATTGGAGATTGGACAATATCGCCAACTGCAATCCAGAATGATGGGTATGTAAGTGGTTCAACTTATACTGGTCTTTCTGCTAGTGGTACCTATGCATTTTGGGCAGGGGCAAGCTCTTCAAGTAATTCAGATGATCTGGCTAAATTTTCTGTTACACCAGCAGGAGCAGTAACAGCACGAAAGATTAGTATTATTGGTGATGGAACATCATCAGACCTAATTAATGCAGGCAGCGGAGTGTTTAAGGTAACGAATACTGGAGCCCTAACAGCAAGTTCAGCCACAATTACTGGTGGAATAACAGTAAATCAGCAATCATATTTTAACGCAAACATTAATCTTGGATCAAATGGATATCTAATTGCAACAGGTACAGGCACCTTAAAACTTGGGGATGAGGGAATCCTTGCTTTAAATTCAGGCGGAACAGCAACAACAAAAATTTATTCAAGTCCAATTACAGTAGGAACAACAACTGGAGTTACCCTATGGAGCCGTAAAGCTTTATTTGGAGAAACTGAATCCTCTGGATGGTTGATATCTGACGGAGTAATGTCTTCAAACTATATAACTTTAGACTCACCAAATCAAGAGCTAAAGGTTGTTTCTAAAACTGCTAACTCTGCAAAGGGAATTTCTATTACAGCAGGATATGACACTGATTATGCTATAAAAGCTGGAAATTTATCAAGCCCTAATTTTTGGGTAAAACATAATGGAGATTTATATGCTCAGAATGCAACACTCAAGGGTACACTTTATGGTGGCTCAAAGACTAGCGTAAGTAGTACGTCTGATGGTTATTATCTAGACAATGATGGAACTTTTAACCTTGGAGGTCCTTCAGCATATATTAAGTATATAAATGGAGAGATTTTGCTTAGTACCTCAGAGTTTAAAGGAGGAAATGTTGGAAGTGCTTACGTTGGCTACTCACAGATCAAGCTTGGCTCTACAGGAACATTAATTAGTGGACTACCTCTTCAAGGAAACTCTGTAGTAAATTACTATGGTCAATCTCAGTTAATAACAACAGCTGGATATATTGATTCAAGCGGTAACCTTCAAGACAGTGATACCCCAATTGCTCAAGGTGGTACATCTTATATGGGAATGTATCCATTGGGACCTTTGGGAAGGCAAAGAATGATAGTTGAAAATCCAGTAACTGGTGTGCTAAGCTTAGGTATGGCTGTATACTATCAAGATACATCCACTGTTCACGTTTCAGATCCAACTGGATCAACAGGATATGTCGGAGATTTGTGGGTTCAATACTAAAATGGCACTGTGGGTTAAAAAGAATACTTCAACTTGGGTTGAGCCAACTGAGGTATTTATTAAAAAGAATACAACTACTTGGTCTAAGGCAAAAGCTGTATGGGTAAAAGCTGGCACCAGTGTTTGGAAAATGGTTTATTCTTCATCTCCAATTCCAACCATTGAAAAACAAGTAGAGGCAACACTTACAACAAATAGCACTACTAGAAAAGCTACAATAACTGGAAAGCTATATCATTGGTTTCGCTCAACAAGTGTTAGCTTTATAATTCAAAAAAGCACTGACAATATGAATTATTCTAATATAGTAGGTTCAGGTGGAACATCAGTGAACCCAGCAATTGGAAGTAGTAATACAAATGATTCATATTTAATTGCACAAGCAGATGTTACGCCAAATACTACAAACTATTATAGATATAGATCTATTGCAACTAATAGCAACTCTGGCAACGATGGTTCATCTGAATCTGATCCAGTAGAAATTGAAGCATGCAGAGACATTACTGACCTTGATTTGCTATCTTCTACTACAACAACAGCAACATTAACCTGGACACCATCGCAATTTGCAAATAGACACCTTGTTTACTATAGACAGTCAACAACTCCAACTTGGACATTTTTTGCTGGATACTCAGGGGCAACATCTCAAGCTACAGTAACAGGATTAACAAACGGTAAATCGTATTTCTTTAAAGTAATACCATCAACAGGCAACACCAATACAAATGGTTACCTTGGAAATGACTCAAACATTTATTCATTAAATGGAGTTCCAGAAGGGGGAAGCGTATTAATTACTTATGACTACTTGGCTATTGGTGGAACATTTACAGCTGTACCATCAGGATTTGCTACAGGAACAACTTATACATATCAGTGGAATTATTCAGAAGATGGAGTAACATTTACTCCTCATCAAGGCTCTACAAATGAAACATTTTATGCAGGTAGTATTTTTGCAAATAATTATATCAGCGTAACGATTGTCCCATCCAACAATTTTGGAGCAGGAGACCCTGTAACTTCAGATGCAGTTGGACCACTTTCATCCACTAACCCATTTATACCAGCAGGTGGAACTGTTACACTTTCTGGAAGCGGTGCAGTTGGTGGAACTTTAACTGTGCAGACTTCTGGATGGTCAGGTAATCCAACCTCATACGGCATTTTTCTATATAGATCTGAATCAGCAACCAACAATGATGCAACTGGAGGCTTTGCAATTGCAGGAAATGATCCAGCAACAAATACCTCATTTACGTATACCGTTACAAATACAGATGCTGGACCTGGCACACAATATTTTAGAGCTTATGCATATGCTACAAACTCATATGGAACCTCTCCTCAAGTATACTCTTCAAATGTCATAGAAGCAACTGGATATGTTGCTCCTACACCTCCAGCAAATATTACTCCTCCAACAGTTACTCAGCTTGACACTTCATCAGCTTACTTAGATAATTTAGGAACTTGGACTAAGACTATCATTGTTCATTCTGTTGAGTGGTTTGTGAATGGTGTCAGTCAGGGTTTTACAACAGCAGAAAGCTTTGGCGGAAGAGTTCAGGCTGCATCAATTGGAGATTCTGTCTACGCTAAAGTTAGAGCTATGGCAGATGATTATTCAGAATCAGTTTGGATAACAACAAACACGATAACAATGCAGTCTGCCCCTCCTCCTCCCCCACCACCGCCACCTCCACCTGTTTCTGTATCTGTTACTTCTAGTATTAGCGGAACAACGTTTAACTGGTCATGCAATCAACCAGTAACTTACTGGTCTATATCTACAAATAATGACTATGTTTTGCCTAGTCCATTTTATTCAGGTATAAATGATGAATACCTTGGCTCAAGATCTTCTGCACTAACAGAGTTTGAGGGCAGTGCAGCAGGGGTTTACACTACTGTAACGGTTGGTGCAACTACTGCTTATGGAACTTTTTATTCAAGTTCATCATATTATACTGTTGGAAATACAGCACCACCACCTCCTCCCCCTCCTCCACCAGTCTCAGTAACTGTTAGTGTATCTGCTTCAGGAATAACTGCTGATGCAGCGACAATAAATTGGTCTGTTAGTGGAGTAACTCAAACAAGCTGGGAGTTATTGTTTGCAGGCTTTGCGCTAGCATCAGGCGGTACTGGATCTTCAACAGTTGTTACTGGATTATCATCTTCATCAAACTATACTTTTGATGTTCGTATTAACTATACGTATACTGGGTCTGTATCTTTTACCACATTAGCATCAGGTGGTGGAACTCCTCCTCCACCTCCTCCACCGCCACCCCCTCCTCCACCTCCAGCAGAACCACCACCACCTCCTCCACCTCCAGGAAAGAGTGTTAATGTATCTACTATGGTAAGAACTTCTGGCGGATTAGTATTAGCAGAATCAATTAAGCCAGGTGATAAACTGCTGTCTGCAGATATATCTGGTTTCCCTTACGAATCTTATCCACAAGCAGTCAATAATGCTTTAGCCTGGGCAGAATCTAATCCACAAATTAATATAGTTGAAACAACTGTTGTTTCTGTAGTAAAAGCAATATCTCCAATTGTTGTAGCGATTAATAATGATCTTTTTTCAGAAACGCACTATATTCTTGTAAAAAGAAATGAGGAAGCTCAGTTTATTCGCTCTTTATCAGTAGAAAATACTGACATGGTGTATGATTATGCTATTATGGATTGGACACCAATTACATTGCTTGAAAAGGTAACTGTTGATCATCAGGTAGTATCAATTGACTGTGAGCCATACGATATGTTTTTTACAGAAAGAATGTTAACTCATGACTCAAGATCTATTTAAACCAAAAGGAGAAAAACATGACTAGTCTAAATAGAATAGATCTGGATAACAGCATATCTATATATGAAAATTTTTCTGACGACAATGATAGATTAATTAATTTATTATCCGATAACTCTGTTATATGGAATTTGACAACTCCAACCATTGATCCAAACTTAAATATAAAAAGATATAGAGAACTATCTAAAAATCTATATACCCTTAAGCCTTTAGGAAAAGATAATGAAAACATAAAGATAGAAATATCAAGAATGTTTGCTCCAGCTATAGGATGCATTGAAGACTTTGTTGTTGACAAAACTCCTTTTAATTGGTATAATGATATAGAGATTCTTAAATATAACAAAGGGCATCACATGAAAGAACATTGTGATAACGCACTTAATAAAAAAATTAAAATCTCTGTGTTTTATTATGTCAACGATGATTATGAAGGTGGGGAATTAGTGTTTGTGCAAAAAGGTATTACCATTAAACCTAGAAAAAATACACTTCTAGTGTTTAATTCTTCGGCAGAAAATACTCATAAAGTAAACCCAATTACAGATGGGTCTAAATATGTTGTCACAACATTTTTACTATAATGGCTACAGAAATTACTCCAGATACAACAAATGGGATTCCAACTCCGTCTTTTTCTTCCTACCCAGAAGAACTAGGTGACTCGTGGATACAGGTTACTTTTTTAAAAGATCACCCAGACTTATCTTTAATTGCAATGCTATATATTAACTCTAAACATAAAAAGGGTACTGTTATTTTTTCTGATTACATACCTAATGATTATCCAGACATGTATTACACATTAGATAAACAGCATCTGGCAAATAGAGTTTATACTAATCCAGAATACAGAAGGCGTGGGTACTGGAAAATATTTGGAACACTTATGAGATCAATCATTTATAACTATAATGGCATAATTCCTGATGGAAGTACTGACAGGGCTAAGGCAGTAGAGAAAGCTTATCTTGCAATGGTAAACATTGGTAAGCAAGCAAAGTGGCTACCAAACAATGGAAGAATGTTTAAGCACCTTGCTTCTGAAATTGAACCACCAAGAGAACCAGCCTATCCTTATATTTGGTACAATCAAAGAGTTGGTGGAAGGGTTTCCGACTAATGAAAAATATATTCAAAGAAAATGATGTGCTGTATAGAAAAAATAACAGCCTTTATGTGTTACAAAATAATTTTGACTATAAGGGTATTATGGATAAAATTATTAGCCTTGAAAACTCTTACGAAGATGTTCATTTTTTTGATGGAGGAAAGTCTTCAAGATTGCTAGATAAACAAAGTATACTCCAAAGCTCATCTAATCATTTTGGCATATATGATAAAAATATTTATTCACTTTTAAAGGCAGTAAGAGAATCATTAAGGTCTGCATGTTCTCATTACGAGATAAACTATGAAAGAATGTTTTATTTTATATCTTCTGTGTATCAGAAAGAGGTTAGCTCTGAGTACTGGTATGACACTGGAGGAATAAGAATCCCTTGTTTTTCTGGAATGGCATTTTTAGATGATGTTGATAATCTGGAAGTAACAATAGGTGACACAAAGGTTACAGTTAACTCTGGAGATTTTATTTTATTTGAAGCGGGGCATAAAATAGTTTATAACAAAAACAAAACTAATATGCTATCATTTAGTATAGCTCCTTTAGATATGCTTAGTGGTCAGTACCCACAGAAATGGATACCTGTTTTATGAAAAATGACATATCTTTGTTTAAAGCAAAAACATTTGAAAACTTTATAGGCGTAGAGGATGTAAATAAGTTAATTAACTTTGCAGAAACAACAGAGCGTTGGGAGCCTGGAAGTTCTGTATGGAACAACAGGGTTATAGGTCCACAGTCCATGATGCTTCAAGGTCGCAAAGATTTAGCCTTAATAATTGATGACATAAGAAAAAAAATAAAAAGCACACTTGAGGAACATTATGGAGATGGCAAAGAAATTTACTGTGATCTTATTCAATTAATTAGATGGTTTCCAGGAATGGACCAGCCACCTCATGCAGATGATATGAAGATGGTTCCTGATGCAAGCGACTGGTTTCATCATAGAGATTTTGGAGTAATTCTTTATTTAAATGATAATTATAAAGGTGGACATACGTACTATCCTCAATATGATTTTGAGATTGTGCCTATGTCAGGAATGCTAGCTGCACATCCAGGAGACGATAATCATCTACATGGTGTTACAAAAATTGAAGACGGCATGAGATATACGGTAGCTTCGTTTTGGACATTTGATAAGGAGTATGAGTATGACTACTCTTTCATATCTTAATGATGAGAATAATATTATTCCAGACAATAAAATTATTATCGTTCCACATTCTGTTGGAAGAGAATCTTATCATGAAGAAGTTTTAGAAAGCTTGGCGGGAAAGCCAAAGAGAGATTGGTTTACTCCACACTTCTACTATTGCCTACCGCTATCAATAGGTAATCAATATGGGTTTATTGTCAAGTCAACCAGAACCTTTGAGGCAATTTGGATGGGTGGAGAGCTTCCTGCAGAGATTAATTTTTTAGATGAAAATGAAGGAAAGCAAACTATCAATGGTCACTTTGGAAGTGGAACAATTATGTTTCAAAATAGATTTGCCCTTAAAACACCGCCAGGAATTAATCTTATGACAATCCAGCCACCCAATATGTTCATTCCTGGAACATCTGCAATTACTGGGGTAATTGAGACAGATCAGATAAGAAGAGATTTTACATTTAACCTAAAGATTACTATCCCAAACTATACAGTCAAGATACATGCTGGCGATGCAGTTGGGGCATTTATTCCAATTAAGCGTGGGTCAATTGAGAAATTCCAGTTAGAAGAGATATCTGAAAATTTTGCATTGGATCTGCACATAAATGAGGTTGCAGAGGCAAATAGACTTGGAAAAGAAAGAGCAACAGTGGACAGAGATAAGCCACACACAGCAGGAAGAAGATACTTTAATGGTGTTCATACAGATGGTACAAAGTACCCTGATCACCAGAAAAAACTGGTATAATTATTAGCTGGGGGTAAATAGTCTATGCTTACAAATGAAGAAAAGATAGGTGTTGTTAAGCAACACATGCGAAATCTTGTATACAACAAATATAATCTTGAATTATCTTTGCTAGAAGAGTCTGCAGTTCCAAAACCAAAAGAAGATAACATAAGAACAATTAACAATGATTTGTCTTCAATTAATTTAAAGATAGCTGCTTTAGAAAAAGAAATATCAACATTGGAGAGTGGGGAATAATGGACAAGACAGAACTAGTAATTACTGCTTTGCAGCAACGCATAGGCGAAATGACAGCCAATTATGAGATGCAGATTGCAATATTAAGAGCAGAGCTTACACAGTTAACACAACAGAAAGAAGAAAAGCAAAAAGCTATTGACGAGTATTCTTCAGAGATTGCAGAAAAAATCTCATAACAATTCTAAACATATAGGCGGAACTAATGCTTAAATGCAAAAAATGTAATAGTCGTGTATTTGTAGATAGACAATACACAACATATGATCACATAGAAACTTTCTGTGTGTCCTGCGGAGATAGACAATTCTATCATCCTGCTCAAAATAGCAAAGAGGGAAGATGGCTTCTTCAAAAGGAAATATTGATGGCCAAGGCTACAATAACGAGTCTGTAATAAAGGGTAACCAGAAGGTTTGGTTTCTTAATGGAGACTTAGTAAGGCCACACCATAGTTCTCGTTCTACTGGGATGATAAGTTTTTATAATATTACCCAGGATAGGATGGAAGTATGTTTTAAATCTGACTTTAAAAAGAACAGAGAAAAAGCCTATACTGTTGGAGAGACAGCTATTCTTGTAAATAGACATAAAAAATATTTGCCAAGACTAGTTAAAAACGGGACAATCCCAAAACCTACGGGCTCTCAAAAAGGTGGGGCAACAGGGTGGCAGGTCAGATGCTACTACTCTGAGTCTCAGGTAAAAGAGATTAGGTCTATCTTGGCAGAAATGCACCACGGTAGACCTAGAAAAGACAAGATGATCACTAATAATATAACTCCAACTAGCCAAGAGTTGACAAGGCGAATGGGAGATGGTATGCTTACTTATACAAGAACTGAAGATGGAAGATATATACCAATTTGGAGCGAAACCCTTTAATTATATTGTGATATAATTCAAGAGTTAAACTATTTTTAGGAGTAAAACATGGCAAAAGATTATAGCCCCACCATTGACCAGGGAGCAGACTGGGCCCTTACAGTTGAATATCAGGAGAATTTTGCTCCTGTTTCATTGCTTGGTTACACAGCAAAGCTTCAGGTAAGAGAATTTATTACTTCTGCTTCCCCAGTATTTACACTGGAGTCAAAAGCTTCAGCAATCACAGGAGTTTCTGCATCAGCAGGTGTAGTTACATACACTGCATCTAATACATTTTCAGCAAACCAGATTGTTTCTATATATGGGGTTACTCCAAACGACTATAACCTTTCAAGTGTAAAAATAAAAGCTGCTACATCTTCTAATTTTACTGTGGACAACGCAGCAAATGGAACATATGTTTCTGGAGGATATGCAATGGTTGGATCTGGAATCATTATTAATCCTACTACTGGCAAGGTAACAATTCGTGCAACTGCAGCACAAACAGCCTTACTTACATCACCACAGTATGTTTATGATTTAAAAATAACATCTCCAAGCGGAGAGGTTACAAGACTCATTCAAGGCAAACTTTCTCTTGATAGTCAGGTAACACGTGACTGAGATATTAGTAAATAAAGAATCATCTATCGTTGAGCTAGTAAAGAAAACAGCAACTGTTGAAGTGCAAAAAGCAACACCAGCAGAGATTCTTGTAACAAAATAAATATTTTTACAACTTGCAATGGGCAAATCTTTATGCTATGATTAGTGTAAAGAAAACAATGAAATGGGTGGGCAATGGAAAACGATGCAACAAAGATTAATGTAACACTTGGGTATACTCTCAACTTGGGAAACTTTCAATCACTTCGTCTTGATCTTGGGGTAGTAGACTCTAAGCGTGATGGAGAAAATACTGAACAAGCTTTTGAGCGGGTATATAAGTTTGTAGAAGACAAGCTGACTGAAAAGATTAACGAAGCAAAGTCTGAACTAGAAGAATAATGGCAGACCGCAAAGACAGAATGGCTTTGCTCAGTCGCTACAATAAGTATTATACGCAACGATATGAGCGTAAGTCTAACATCAATCTAAACGTTGAACAGTGGGCTGCAGATGGACTCATTGAATCATATGGAATGCCACAGTGCTACGATTTATTAGAGTATTACTTTAGCATTGCACAAGATCCTAATTGGAATTATTTTGCATACAATGCAGAGAAAATCCTTAATGGTAAAATAGAAGTAGAAGAAGACATTAAGCAAAGAGCAGAATTGCGACAGAAAGCGAAGGAGTGGCTAAGTGAATAATTCAGAAGCAAAGGTAATCTCCGCCGTATTAGAAGATAAGCAATTGCATGTTCTATTGCAAGCAAATGTAGAAAACCTTCTTAAGACACACAAAGATGTTTGGAACTTTATCCGACTTTATGCAGAAAATAATGGAACAGTTCCTCCAACATCTTTAGTGGTTGAAAAGTTTAGAGATTTTCAGCCAGTACCAGGTGTTGGTGCAACAAAGCATCATCTTGAAGAACTTCAAACTTCTTACTTAACTGATAGCCTTAAAGATATTCTTCGTTCTGCAGCAGGTGAAGTTCAAGGTGGTCAGGGAGTTCAAGCACTTGAAGATCTTATTACAAAAACTTCAGAACTAAAAAAGAATACATCCGTTATTCGTGACATTGATGCAACAGATATTGATTCTGCTATTGCATACTTTGAGAATGTAAAAGAGCAGCAAGCTCTTGGTTCTCGTGGAATTAAAACAGGTCTACCAGGGTTTGATAACTACCTACCTTCTGGAATTATGCCTGGACAGCTTGGAGTATTTCTTGCATACCCTGGAATTGGTAAGTCATGGATGGCACTTTACTTTGCAGTGCAGGCCTGGCTCCAGGGTAAGACCCCACTTATTATT